AACGCAACATTGGCTTTGATCCTGATACACCCACGGCTTCACTTCCTGTAGACCTTACAGACTTAATGCACGAGTGCATCCAAATTTGTGAACGTGAGCAATGGAGATTCATTCTTACCAAGTCAGTCACATTACTGCTCCCATATGAAGCATTCCTGACTGCCGACCGTTTGATGTTCCTGCCCTTCGGCAGCGTGTCCGCACTAACCACATTCAACTTCACAGACAACGACGGCAACACACAATCAGTATCATCAGCCGACTACACCCTCTATGAAGGGGAACCAGCCAAGCTATGGTGCAGTGATTGGACTCAATTATTTGACAACATTGATGATGAGCAACCATACCCAATCACCATTGAGTACACCACTGGCTACGCCTCATTTACAGCAGTACCCAAGACCACCATTCGTGCGTTGAAAATACTGGCGTACCACTTGTTTGAATACCGTGATGCCATATCCGATGGCTCAGTATCAGAACTCCCACAAGGCTATTGCCATCTGCGTGACCTCCAACTTCTCAATGACAAAAGAGCCATCAGGTACATTGCTGAGGATTGGCTGAAAGTGAGTCGTGGATGAACAAGTACAACCGTAGATCACGCCCCAATCTAAGGCATGTCTGTGAGTTCTGGACACCATCTGATGTAGCCACAAGCAGTGGGGAACTCACACAGGAGTTCACCCTGTCTTACAGAGGGCCGTTCTCCATGGAGACACCCCTAAAACCATCAGAGATTACTGCTGAAGGCAGAGTCCAAACACAACAACAATTCATTCTGATTGGGCAATGGTGCAAGCCAGCCAGTCAAATAACTGAAGGAATGTTTTGTGTGATCCCATCTCTCCAAAAAGTATTCTCCATTAAAGGCCCAGCCACCGACAATTGGGGTGACCGCAAGAAGTTGTGGATCTATATTATGGAGAACGTATCACAACCCATCAGCGTACAATTGTTGCCGTCCTTAATCTAATTACTTCCAGAAACCATCATGCCCATAGTTGGCTTTTCAATCTCATTGGATCTACCGGAAGAAGTCAAAGCAGGCTTCCCATCCATTGTAGATAAAATACGCAGACACATAGTTAGGCAAGCCATTCGTAGTGCATTGGTGACTCCCAAGAATGTACTTAAAGCCAAGTTGATGAGTCTTCGAGGCACATCCAAGCAATCGTCTGGTGCCACATTCAGAGCCATTACCACCAAGTATAGAAACTCAAAGAACAACCCCAACAGATTTTACGGAATGGTGGGAGTAGACCGTAGAGCGTTTGAAACCATACTCAACGAAAAATCTCCCAAATTCAAAACCGCTCCATACAGACAGATCAATTGGGGCACAGTAGCCAGACATGCCGCTGATGGTAGCCCAGTATTCTCCAGACGTAACCAACGCCGAGAAGTACGATCCACATACCGACGTAAACTAAATGCACCAAAGAAACGTATCCCAGCATACTACCTTCATCTGTGGGAACGTGGGTACAATGCCATGGACAAGGGGCCAGTACAATCACACAGATCCCGCAGATTTGCTGGTCACCATTTCATAGAACAAACTTACGCTGAAACCAAAGACTCAATACGTGCCACCTTTCAAAATCGTGTTGTTGAGTTGATTAGGAAAGCCGCCAAGTAATGAGTAGCCCTTACCCATTAGATGTTGGGATTCAAACTTTACTGGTTAGTGCCATGGGAGCAATCCCTGTGTATAAGTCCGACTTTGTTCCTTCGCTGGATCTAAAGTCCACTCCCAATGGATATGTTTTTTTTAGCATAGGAGACCTAACACCCAGCCATTGCTCAGAAGGGTTAGCCGGTTCAGCCGACAAAGAAACAGTAGGGTTTGAACTTGACGTGATATGTGTCGCACATGACAATGCACAACGGAAAACATTGGTAACATCTGTCATGGCAGTGTTACAACCGTTGGTGTCAGGACGCAGAACACAACTAACCAGTCACCTCATCAGCAGTACAGTGTTCATAAACTACTTGAGGTTTGAATCTCAACGAGAAACATCCATGCTCAAAGAAGGACAGTCCACCCCCGACTTAACCATGCTGGCACTAACCTTTACTGGTAAGGCCACCTGCTAACCCGTCTCATCAACTACCACCAAAGGAATAGCCATGTCAGATCGTGATTCATCAAGAATTAAAGTTAGGTTCTTTGCACAAACAACTGTCCCAACTGGCACCAGTCCCATCCCTGATGCAGTGGATGCCACCAGCAACGTCTACGCATGTGTCACCGATGGGCCATCATACTCAGGATTCACGCGAGGTGATGTTGAGACCACTTGTTCCAATACAACATTGGACGCATGGGGCAACCTGATCCGAAGTTTCCGATCCGGTAAAATCGTAGACATGGGCACCATTTCATTCACTGTAGATTGGGACCCTGATGATACTTGGGGTGGTCGTGAATTTGCAGCGTTTATGGATGGGCGTACTGGCGACCTTATTGTTGAGTTCCCCGCAACCACAGGGGAAACTGTTGGCCCAACATTGGTGATCACCGGCTACTGCAACAAGTTCACACCCAAAGGTACAGTTTTGTCCGATGGTACCGACGCACGATCATTGGCTGAATTGGTTTATAAGATCAATGCCATTGATGTAACAGCACCAGTCTAAAATTGCTCCATACTCACTACAGTGAGGAAGTCGGTGAAATCCCGACATTTATTACTCTCAGAACCATTCAAGGAACCCCCACATGTTGTTAAAGCCCCTCAAGCGTGTCTCAGTCCCAGACGCTGACACATTTGAAATGATTGAGCCATCAGCAGGAACCGCCACTGCATTCATTGGCAAGCTAAAAGAGTTCCCACAAATTGATGAAGGACATGTATCTGGTACTTACTTTTCAGGTCTTCGTATCCTGATTTGTCTGTATGAAAACGGAAAGCCATATCTTTCACAACTTGTCAACAGTTTTCATGCTGCTGATCCAGAGACATGGCCACTCAAGGTACAGGAATCAGTAAGTGTCAGACAGACATTGGAAGACTTGGATGTCGTGTACCTAGCCAGAGTGGTTGACGGGTTCCTTGATGCTTTAGCCGTCAATCAAATGGAAACTCTCAATACTATAATTCGCACAGAGTTGTGGGTGGACACAACAAAAAACTAATTACTCCCGACGATCTACATTGGTTTGTCCTTTTCTTATGTAGTCGTTGGGGGAAAACAATATCAGAAATAGAATCCATGCCACTATCAGAACTACTTGAACATAAGCAGTTCTGGACAAACTACAAGTGGGGTATGACAGATGATCTGTTGTCCATGACAATCTCACACGAGATGAAACGGCACAGCAGTAAAACTTCTGTAGAACCATGGATGGTAAAAGATTGGACAACCCAAAGGGATTACACCTACCGTATCACACAACTCATAGTAAAACCCGCTTCTGCACTCAGGAGTGGGTTTTTTGCCATCTATGATGCCATCCGTGCTATGAACAAAAAGAAGTAGGAATACATCGTGCCAGAGTCAACCAGCATCGCAGACCTTGTCATCAAATTGGGCATTGATGCTTCAGGTGTACAAAGCGGACTCCAATCCGCTGCTGCTGCTACACGGGCTTTCAAAGACAAAAGTGGGTTTGACCCTGCTAAAGCAGAAATGGATGCTGCTGCTTTCCGCATTGCATTTTTCAAAAAAAATAATGAGGAAAAAAAAGCAGCAGAGCAAGAAGCATCTTATGCTCGCACAAGACTTTTAGTACAAGAACAATTAACTTTTGAAAGAGACCAAGCTGCCAAAGTATCAGCATCACGTCGTGGGATTGCAGCACAAAAAGCAGCAGCGCAAGAAGCATCTTATGCTCGCACAAGACTTTTAGTACAAGAACAATTAACTTTTGAAAGAGACCAAGCTGCCAAATTGCGGATGATTAAAGAAGCAGCAAATGCACAAAAAGCAGCAGCGAAAGAAGCATCGTATGCTCGCACAAGACTTTTAGTACAAGAACAATTAACTTTTGAAAGAGACCAAGCTGCCAAATTGCGGATGATTAAAGAAGCAGCAAATGCACAGAAAGCAGCAGTGCAGGCACAGATTACTGCCAATCAACCAAGCATTGCTAACTTCGCATCCCAGTATCAGTCCATTAACGAAGAAAGAAGTGCGCAAGCAGCAGCAGTTGTAGCTGCTCGTAGAGCAAGAGACATTGCAGACGCTGCAAGAATGAAAGTCGCTGCAACAAAAGCAGAGAGAGACTATGCCAATTCTCTGCGGCAAGCTGAGGCAGCAACTCGCAGTGTAATGACAATTGAAGAACGATTTAGAGCAGAGCGAGAAAGGTTGATAAGACTAGCATTTGTAATGAACAATCAAACAGGCCAGTATGTTCTATCCGCCACCAGCCTAAATAGAGCACTAACCAATCTTACAATATCAACCATCAGACAACAACAAGCCCAAAGAGCCACTAACATAGTAATGAACCAAGGTGCAGATGCTGCCCGTGTAATGACTGGTGTGATAGGGCAAGCATCATTCGCTGCCGAAGACTTCATCCAAGGTATGGTATTTGGTGATGTACGTTCTGCCTTGCTGGGTGCGTCTAACAATCTAACCATGGTTGCTCGTGGGCTTATTTCACTCCAAGCACCAGCCTTTCAAACTGCACTAGCAACAGCCGCCATCCCTGTAGGGCTTGCTGTTGCTGTTGTAGGAGCAGCACTACTTGCAGAAAACTTGTCACATGCTGTAGCCGAAGCACGGACTTTAGAGGAGTTGCTGCGTAATGCACTTATAGGTATGGCAAGAGGTGATTCCGTTGCTGCCGCTCAAGCCGCCGTAAGAATGAGCCAACTGGAACGAGAAATAAGACTACGAGCGCAAGCAGGTGTAACAGATCCAACAGCCCTCAGTAGTGAAATTATCAGAGCGGAAAATGAACAACTACGTCTTAAAGAAAAATTACTGGAACTGGAACGCGAAATTGAACGGAATAGCAGAGTAAACAGCGTTACTGCCAAGGAAATGGTAACCCTACAATTAGGCGGTGTAGAATCAAGGAGTGAATTAGAAAAAGCCTTATACAAAGAGATCCAAAGTGGAGATGCTGCACGGATTGCATCAGGACGAGAAGCACTCAATACCATAGCCAGAATGGAAGCAGCCGCCAGTGCTGGGCAAAGAGAAAACTATATTAACGAAGCCAGAAAACTGTACGAACAACTTAATAACATGATGTTGGGTAATGGGGTCGGAGTTGGCGAAGTGCTACTAGGAGGTTTGTTTGGTGCTTCAGGTGCATTAGATGGTATCCTATCCGATCTCACAGCACTCAATGCTTTGGAAGACGTGTTTAACACAGCATGGGATGGTGCCCAAAATATAGAAGATCAAACTGCACTACTCGCAATCAGGGAAAGATTGGAGAAGATGGGCATAACAACCCAAGAGCAACTTGATGCACAAATTAAACTTATGAATGAGTTAAAACAAGTAGAAGTAGAAATAGCAGACTTGGAAACTAGACGTGCTGCTGCTGCACAACTGCAAACAGAAGCAGCGAGAGAAGCATTAAATAAACAAAGAGAAGAAATAACATTCCTTTTGCGAGCAACAGAAGCTGAAAAAGAACTACTCCGCATAAAGAAAGAGCAACAAGAATACATGGGGGAGCGGCCCATTATGATGGACGGACTCTCCCAAGTCATGGCTGACATGGCACAGAATCAATTGGGTATTGAGTTCCTGCAAGCGAAAAAAGATGCTCTGGTTAAAGAGATGCACAAAGCAATACCTGAAGTGAAAGGTGGGCTTGAACAAAATACTTTTAGTGCCCAAGCCAAAGCGTTTGAACAAATGCAAAAGAAGCCAGATGAACAGCAGAAGAAAATGGTGGAACTCTTAGCCAGTATAGATCAGGCATTAGCCAACGGTGGCCACATCCTCTTGGTGCCTTAATCATTACTTCCAGAAAACATAGAGGGCACAATGAGCATAACAATTCATGGATTCCAGTTAGAGCCACAAACACTAAGTGCGC